CATTAATTTCTTTAGAAGTTCTCCATAGTTCTCTAACTTCAGAAGCCCCGGTAACTGGTTTACCTAAAACTTTAAAAGTCATTGTAGGGGCAGTTACTATATAACCGTGTTTGTCTAAAGTAACACAATCATTAACCGCTTTAAATGGTTGATAGTAAGTTGGATTACCGTCTTTTTTAAGACCAAATTTAAAACGCGCACCCGGGCCAATCATATCTTTAGCCCCCACTGCAAATATAGCTATAGTGCCACTTGGGTCATATTCAGCTAATATTTCTTTAGCAAGATAAGGATTAGCAGCTTTTTGCACTGCATCTGCATTAACATTACTTGCAACAATCATTTTTTTCCGTTCATCAAACGTAAAAGGAGAATCTATAGGATCAACTTTATCAGATGTAGCTATAATAACATCTGCACCTGGAAATTGTTTTCTTAAACTATTATAAACTGAAGCATGGCCTAAATGAAATGGTTGAAATCTACCCGGGTAAATTACTACTACTTTACTTGGTGGTTTACCAACTTTCTTAAATGGGCTTAATTGATTGCGTATAAAGAAATCACCGGTAATTTTAAAAATAGTGGGAGCTACTTTTTTAGAATTTATTACTATACCTTCTTGAGTTGAACCTGGTCCTAATTCAGAAGTTACATTATCTAATATTTCTTTACCGAGTAAACGAGTTGCATGCCAAAAAACTATACCATTGATAGCTGCAGGTATGTCTTTTGCGTCTACTAAATCCCCTATTTGAGCTTGTCTTTCAATAACATCTAAATAAAGTCCCTGATTGTTTGCTGCTATAGTTTTATTTGATTTTAAATGTACCGATTTATTAAGAGGGTTAGTCGCTTGTTCTAGCCAATCTTTTAAAGTTTTTTCTTCATTATTTATAGAAAAAGAGCTTTGTAAAACTTTGTTAAAATCAGGCGGGTTAACTAGTTGAGCTGGTATTTGATGTATAACTTTAAAATTATATTTTTCAGCAACTGCATTTACTTTTTCTACATATTGCTCTAAGACCTCTTTGTTATAAGGTATTTTTTGACTAGAATAACTAATAGAGCCTTTTATAAGGCTTTTCTTTTCTATAATTTTTTCTATTAAATGTATAGCTAAGAAGTTATTTTTATAACCTATTACATTAGTACTACCACTTACAAACTCAGTATTAAAAAACACAAGGGGGTCATTATATAAACCTAATCTTCTGAGCTCTTCAGTAGTGTTAAGTAAAGACTCATTAAATATAGTCAATACTTGAGTACCAAGCTTAACCATACCTGGAGATTCAGAAAACCGTTCAGCAAGTTTATCTATAGTAATTCCTTCTTTTACGTCTTTTTTAGCCCCTCTATATAATGCAAATTGTTTAGTACCTGCAGGGGTAGTAATTAACCGTACACTTGCATTGGCACCGTCTATTTTTAATGGGGCGGGATTTTTGCTAAGAAACCGTACCGTTCTATTAAAAAGATCTATTAAATCTTGACCGGTGTTAACTCCATCATTATCAAACGGATGAGCCATATGGCCACCTGCTCCGCCTTCGTTTAAGATAAAAAATCGTTGGAAATTCATTAGTCTAACCTGGTTAAGTTTAATCTAGACTTGGCAATAAACTGCCCTAACTGCTCTCTTGAAACTGTATCAAAAGCACCAAGTTTTGCATACTTTTTACGCCATAGTTCTAAATTTGTATCAAATTTATTAAGAATGGATTCAAGCTCTTTTAAAGCAATTTCAGTTTGTTTAGTTTCAATAGGGGTATCCGGCTCATACAATCCTACTTGTTTCCAATCAAGAGCTGCTTTGTCTTCTACTACAAAATCTCCCCCTAAACCTGAAACAGTATCATTATCTTCTTTAAGCAAAGTATACAATTTTAATAATTTACTGTTTTGATTCGAATACATTGATATTACTTATTGATTTCTTCTAGAATTATACTAACATATTTACATGGGAATGTTCGACAATATCAGTGTATCCGATCAGCTTCCTTTTTCGGAAGAAATGATTGCGCTTGGTTTAGATAAAAATAATCTAACTTTTCAAACTAAAGATTTAGAATGTGTATTAGAAACATATATTATACAGGATCGCAAACTTTATAGACAATGCTATAAGTCAGAAGTGTACGTAGAGGGAGATGCTAAGTCCAAAAATTGGCTCGGTAGACTAGGACATATAGAAAGAAATGATCCATATCTCTCCCCAGTCGAGCATCACGGGGAAGTGTATTTTTATGAATTCATTAAAGATGTTAATGACAAATGGGACTGTTGGGTAGAGTTTAAAGCTACATTTACAAAAGGAAATTTAGACAAAATTGAGCTTTTTAAATTCGATAAGACCGATAACACAGAGCGGCGACAGAGGGAAAAACAGTGGCTAGAAGAAACAGAAAGACTAAAAAATATTTGGTATAACAAATATTTTTGTCATACTAGACCTTATCGATGGTTCTCGCATAGAGTTTGGTATACTACTTGTTATAAGTTAGGGAATTTTTTTCATAAAATTTCCCACAAGCTATGAAATTTTCTATAGTAATACCTACACTCAATCGTTGGGATCTTCTCAGTAAATGTCTTAAAAGTATTAAAGATAATACCGATTTAACTGACGGAGAAGTTATTGTAGTGTCTAATGGCTGTACAGATTATACAAAAGTACTTTTTGATATAGAATTTAAAAATAAGCATTTTCACATGATTCAATGGCATGACCCTTTAGGGTATCCTAAGGCGGTTAATATGGGACTTTCAGCAGCCACTGGAGATTACGTAATATTACTCAACAACGATACGGTTTTATTTGATAAGACTTGGCTTGACCAACTTCTTGAGCCTTTTTATAATCATCCTAAAGCAGGTGTAACCGGACTCATTAAGCGATATCAAGGCCATAAGCCTTGGGTACTTTTCTTTTGCGCAGCTATAAAAAGAGAAGTAATAAATAAAGTCGGCTTACTTGATGAAACCTTTACCCCGGGTTGCGGAGAAGATATAGACTTTTGTATTCGAGCATATAACGCCGGTTATAGTATACACCAAGTACCTGAAGTAAAGCTAGACGGAGTCGTGGGCACTAATAAAGTTGCTGGGCCTTTTCCTATATTTCATGAAGGCGGTGTAACAGTTAATGCTAATCCTAATCAGCAAACTACATATGCTCGTAATATGAAAATTATAGAAGAGCGTTACGGGCCGGTCACTTCAGCTTGATATCAAAAGACTTTTCAAAGGCTTCAGGAGCCTTCTTATAGCTCTCTTGAGTTTCATCTAAAGCATCGTCAGTGTATTGCCAGTTAAAGCTCAACTCATCAGGTACGTTAAAGCCGTAAAAGTCTAATACTTTTTTCTGGGTATCTAAGACTGCGGTACCGTTCCAGTTTTGACCTATAACTACAATACCAGCATCTTTACCTTCTATTATATTATCTTCTTCTAAAGTAGTATGTCTATTTTCGATCCAGTTTAGACGTTCAATTAATTTTTGATACACACTGTTAGCCTGACCCCAGCGTACACTTACAAAAAAGACTACAGCATCAGCTTCAAATAAAGGCTTAGATACTTTCCATAATTCATCATCTTTATTGTTTATAGATGCCCAGCAACGATGATCCCCAGTAGGATTTTTTTCTTTATCCTTTAAAGCTGCGTCTTTAACCCCGCAATTATTACCGTCCATCTTACTCACATTGCCCTCGCAGCAATATATTGTAAGTTTGCTTACGTCAATTAATTCTGCATTATTGCCGACTTCTTTCTTAACAAACTCTGCTAATTGAGTACTCTTAGGCTGCTCTTTATCGCCTTCCCAGCGATTGCTGGTTGTAAGTAGTAATACTTTTTCTTTATCCTTTAAATAGTTAATTAGAGTATCTAGTTTCTTAGTATAGATAGCTGGGTTATTAGTTATCTTTGCTTCTTCTAGTAGTTTTAAAAATTTTCTCATATTTGTACTTGTTTTTTAGCCCAAGCTAACTTAATTTTAGCTATAGTTTGAAGAGAATGTTTTTTTCCGAACATGCCTGATGGTCGACCCTTTTTTGCATTACTTATTTTAATTTTTTGTTCACTTGACATTGGTTTTCCTAGGCGAGCCTTACGCCGCTGGTCTCTTAATATTGCAGCTTTCTCGGGGCCGTATAATTCCTCATAGGTTTTTCCTTTTCCAAATAACCCGCATTTTTTGTAGTGTTCTGCAGATAATTTACGCCCTTTAAGTGCTAGACTTATCTTTTTTTTAGTTAAATCCGAGTGCTGCCTTCCTTTCATAGGGGCTGTAGCGTCAGTACTTAAATTTAAGCAACCCGGGGTATAACAGTATTTATTTAAATAATTTTGTTCCTGTATTATCTCCTTTCCTTTTTCTTCTGTTTGTTCTATTGCTTCGAAGCGCCATCCAGCTGGGGTTTTATTAAAAAGATTTTGCATATGCTTATTATTATGTATGTTTCTTTTTAATTGATTATAATGATCATTATAGCGTTTTTTAAAAATTTGTGCCGATCCGTAATAAAATTCTCCTGTTGGGGCAGTAATTTTATATATACCGCTGGTCCAATTTAAAGGTACATTATATGTCATTTCGGGAGACATTCAGTAAATATTTACTTACTATGCTGCCGTCTGCAAAAGACTTAACTTATGAGTTTCATACTGAACTTAATCCATTAGTGTGGACGAATAAGACCCTTAAACCGGAAATTAAAGACAAACTTTTAGAAATAGCAGAAGCATTTTTAGACTTTATAGACGTTGAAGTAGATGTGGAAGATATTACTTTAACCGGGTCTTTAGCAAATTATAACTATACCAAATATAGTGACTTTGATTTACATATTATTACTGACTTTAAAACATATAAGGCTGATAAGGATTTATTAAAAGACTATTTTAGTGCTAAAAAAACAGTTTGGAATACAACTAGAGATATAACTATAAAAGGCTATGATGTAGAGTTATATATTCAAGATATGTCCGAGCCTCACCATTCAACCGGGGTATATTCATTAAAAAATGATGAATGGATAACAGAGCCTAAACCTACTAAAGAAAAAGCAAACATTGATATAGAGCAGGTTAATAAGAAAAAGGAGGCAATGCTTGATATTATTAATTTCGCTTTAAGCCCGGATTGTAGTATTGAATGTGCTGAAAAAGCCAAAGAAAAGTTTTTAAATTTTCGTAAAGCCGGATTAGAGAAGGGCGGGGAGTTTTCACCAGAAAATTTAGCATTCAAAGAACTTAGAAGAACTGGAGATGTTGAAAGACTTGTAAAAGGGGTTCTTGCTAAAAAAGATGAAGAGCTTTCCTTAGATAGTGTTCAGAAAGAAATGGTTGGCACGTTTAAGAATTTTTTAAAAATGTCTACAAAACGTGGCCCGCATCACAGAAAAATGGGCTCTTGGGATAGACGTTTAACAGATCCTAATAGAAAAAGTATAGGGGTTGTTGCCCAAATGCATAAGCTCGGAGACGATATTGATGTAGTGCATAGAAAAAAAGAACAGCGCAATTCTATAACACCTATATCTAATGCAAAAGCAGAAGAAATAATTAACCGCTATAATTTGGATAAATCTAAACTACCACGCAAATTAAGTACAAGCAACATAGAGATTGGATTTAATTCGCAAACAAATAGCTACTATTTACGTAAATATTAACACATGAAAAACCTGGGACTGCTTCAAAAAAAATACGAACTTGCAGCTATACAAAATTATATTGCGGAGCAACAGTATAACCGTATACAGTTTTTAATTAATAACTATTTAACTGAAGCTCCGGTAGCTTCAGCCCAGCAGCAACAAACCAACCAACCGCAAAATCTACAGCAAGCTGTACAGCAGGTACCTAGACAACAATTACCCACTTTAATTGACCAATTAATTGGTCAAATAGCAAAAACTGACCCACAAGCATTTGCTGCGCTGCAAGCGGCTGTACAAAGTAATAATGCAAATGCAATTAATCAAATTATAAGCAAATATTCAGCTCAAGCGCCAGTAAGAGAAACTACAATAGAAGAAGTTATTATTGATGAATGTGTAAAATATGCATATGAAAATAACGACATTGTTACAATACAAAAACTTCATGAGTTCGTTGAATCAGGGGGCGACACAAAAATTATAACAAATTTTATTTCTGAAAATTGTTCTTTCGAAAGCACAATTTTAGGATATCAAGAAATTTATTCTGAAGCCTGGAAAGACATTGCAAGTAACATAGGTAAGGGACTTAAAGCGGCCGGTAAAGGCTTAGCTAGTGGTTTATCTGCAGGTCTAGAAAAATTATTTGGCGGGGCTGGCAAATTTATTGGTAAATACGGTCCTTGGGCTGCTTTAGGAGCAGTTGCAGGTGGCCCTATAGGGGCAGCTGCTGTGCCGTTAATTAAAGCTGCATTAAATAAGTGGAGTGGTACAGTGAGTACTGGTAGTAGTACTAATAGTAAGAAAAGTAACAAACCAAATAAATCAACCCCTGCACAACAGACCCCAGCGCAGCAGACCCCTGCACAACAGACCCCAGCGCAGCAGACGCCAGCGCAACAGACCCCAGCGCAGCAGACGCCAGCGCAACAGACCCCTGCACAACAGACGCCGCCGGCGGCACCAGCTACGACGACCACCCCAGCACCTGCTCCGGCAACAGCCCCAGCACCTGCTCCAGGGCCAGGCCCGACTACTACACCGTCGATTAGTGGTGCCCCGGTACAGGTAATAACCCCTGAAATTGTTCCACCAGAACCATCAACAGCGGTCGTGCCTGATACAGATAGACGTTTAGTACCAGCAAGAAGAAGGCCCCCAATAAAAAATGTTACCCCTGTAAATGAATTTTATAACTCTTTTAAGAAGGCGATAAATAGTTTTAAAAATAGTTCTAAAGATACACCTATTGAAAGAGCTAATAAAAAATAATGAATGAGCGCTGTTCAGCAATCAATTCTTAATAAAAATAGAAAAGATAAGTTTTTACTTGTCTTAAACTTACCTAATGTTCTAAAAGAAATTAATAAAATTAGCCCCGGGGATAGAGGTTCTGATTACTTAAGTTTAGATAGTCTGCAATATTCAGTATATGGTAGTATAGTGCCTACTGTCACGATACCGGAAGTTGATACTCCATACGGTGGACAGGCTGTAAAGTTTACTAGCTACGTCAGACCTTCCTACGGGGCGGTTACTGTTAACTTTACCGTTGACAATTATTATAGTAACTGGTGGGTATTGTGGAAATGGCTTAATCTTATTAACGATAGTAAAAATAGCACATATAATTTTAGTAATATACCTGATCCAGATGGCAGCTCAACTGCAAGTTATAAATCCAATATAACAGTATACGGATTAGATGAGTATAATAATAAGAAAATACAATTTGATTATATTGGTGCGTTTATTACAGGTTTAGGGGAAATCGGTTACAATTATAGAGATGGAGAACAAATTGAGTCTTCATTCACGTTTGTTTTCGGTCAGCTTGATGTCAAATTGTTATAAAAAAAGACAAAAATCAAGTCTAGAATTAGTAAATAATAGTATCATCTACTATGGCAAACGTACGCACTATTAATTCCCCAGGTGTAGAAATTCGCGAAATCGATCTATCTACAAGAGCAGTCACTCCAGTTGGCACAAACGTGCTCGTCACAGGCTTTGCTCCACAGGGTCCTACTTACGAAATCGTTGAGCTCAACTCTCTTTCAGACTTCGAACAAATCTACGGTACCCCAACTAATGCAGCTGAACGTTACTTTTACTATACAGTAAGACAGCTACTTACCAATGGCGGTAATCCTACTGTAAAAGTTGCTCGTCTACCATATGGTACTGGCAGCGGAGAAGGCACTGCCAGTGAATATAGCGCTCTTGCTTATCCAGTAATCGCAATTCCTACAGATACATCAACATACAGTAACGCTCAAATGTTAGCAGGTACTATTCCATTGAGCTCTGCACAAGGTTACTATTTCGGCGAACCTGCTCTAGTTAAACTTACCGAAACCCAGTATCAAAGTATTGCTCAAGGCAATTTTACCTGGAAAGCAACAACAGGTAATGTGGGTTTAAGTAGCTTTATTGTTTCTGGTAACGGTGCTTTAAATTCTCTTAGCGCCGCGGGTATAATCGTACTTAACGAAGCTAAAACTACTATTAACGAAAAGTTTGAAGGTTATTATTTAAACATCGGCGACAGCTACAGCAATAACCCTGCAACTGATTTTGACGATGCAGGACATATCTGGACAGTAGGTTCAAGCTACTTTTCAGACAATGCCCTAGCTTCTAATCAAGGCTATACTTTTGTACCTGATAACCGTATCGGGTTCTCATTAAGCGCTGCATACACAGCAGGTATTAATAGCTTATCTAAGGATGTTGAAGATCTTCCAACATTTAATATTGCAGCATCCGGTTATAGCGACACATTGATTCTATCACTCTTCCGTGTACGTCCTTCTCCGTTCTCACCAACTACTACAACTTTACAATACGTTCTGCAAGAAGGTTATACCGGCTCTCTTTACAGCCAACGCACTGTTCAGGATCAATTAGGCGGTCAGCCAGTTTCATTCTTCTTACAAACATCTGTAAACGATAATTCAAACAACATACAAGTATTGGTAAATCCAAATATTTCTCAATCAACTGTATGGCTGGATGCAAATGGTAATTCTACTAAGAGAGTAAGAGTCTTCAAGGATACAACGATCTCTACTATTACCAATTCAACGGCATCAGATCCTGATTATACATTCTATACTCAAGCTTCAGCATATCTTGCAATTAGAGTTCCATCATTTAAGCCAGCTAATAACTTATATGCAGTTGGTACATATGCAGAGACTCTACCAACAAATCAAAATAAAGTTATTGGTACTGTAAGCACCAAGCTTGACTATGTTCTTAACTTAGCAGAAAATACTGACGTAGTTGACATTGATCTAGTAGTAGACGGTGGTCTCTCAACAATCGCTGCAACTACAGTCGCCGCTGGTACACCAGAATTCGACGACACAGTTGTAAGCAATACCCTACAAAGTTATGTTAACGCTCTTACTGCTTCAAACGGTAACCCAGTAACAACAAGTGTATTACTTGATAACTGGAATACTATTACAGCTCAGTTCGAAAGCTTTACAAGAAATCGTCGTAAAGATTGCTTATTCATTTCCGACCCATTACGTCAAATTTTCGTAACTGGCGAAAACTATAAGACTCTTGACGACAAGTCAAAGAACTTCTCTCAAAACATCTACTGGCCATTACGTAATAGCTACACTGCATACAATACAAGCTATGCTACAGCTTATGCAAACTGGGCTAAGATTACTGATATCTATACTTCAAAGAGTGTATGGGTACCGTTCTCTGGTTATGCTTCAGCAATGATGACCGCCAGTGACGCTGCCACATACCCTTGGATTGCTCCAGCCGGTCTAACACGCGGTATCATTAACGGTCTAACAGATTTAGGTGTTAACCCGCAGCAAAAACAACGTGATTTACTCTATAAGATCTCACTAAACCCTGTAGTATTCTTCCCTAATGAAGGTTATACAGTGTTTGGTCAAAAGACCTTACTAAAAGCTCCAAGTGCGTTTGACCGTATTAATGTACGCCGTCTATTCTTATATCTAGAAAAGGCTACATTACGCACAATGAGATATTTCGTATTCGAGCCTAATACTACATTCACACGTAGTCGCACAGTAAACACCTTAGCACCTCTCTTTGAGCTCGCTAAGAATACTCAAGGCTTATATGATTATCTCATCGTATGCAATGATACTAACAACACCGCTAATGTAATTGACGATAATACAATGGTAGTCGACATTTATATTAAGCCAGTACGTACTGCTGAGTTTATCTTAGTAAACTTCTATGCTACTAAGACCTCACAAAACTTCAACGAGCTCTTACAAGCTTAATAACCTAAGTAATTAAACAACATGGCACAAACAATTCAAGACTTCTATAGAGTAGCCCAAGCCAGAGGTTTTTCACGCGACTTCATGATGCGTGTAACCTCTATTGGGGAAGATACATTCAACGAAGATGATTTTGTATATATAACTACAAAACAACTTCCAAATCGTTCTATCACCAATCAAGCCGTACCTTATATGGGTCTAGCCTTTAATACGCCTGGTACTGTTACATATCCAGGCTCAGAAGGTTGGAATGTTACGTTCCGTAATGACCTTAAGGGTATTATTCGTAAGAAATTAGAAGATTGGCAAATTAACAAAGTGTTTGATGATGCAACTAGCACCGGGGATCTTTCAACTCGTGGTGTAGATAAAGTCATTCAATTAGAACAGCTTGATGATAAGCAAAATGTAGTTAACACTTATAGATTGTTTGGTGTTTACCTTCAATCTATCGGGGCTATTGAAGGTTATGATGCTGCCGGTGCAGGGGCTCCTACTACCTTTACTGCTGTACTAGCTTATCATTACTGGAGACACGTATAATAGTTAAACCATAGTTTGCAATAAAGCCTCACGAAAGTGAGGCTTTTTTATTGTCTGGGTATTAAGTATAATAAATGGCGCAACTACAAGGTTTTGGAATAAAAGATTTTTACCAAACGGCAGTAACACGTGGTTTTGCTCGTACTAATACTTTTCGTATTAAAAACATTACAGGGGTGTTTAACGGAGAAGACAGTGATTTATTACTTTTTGCACAAGGGGGCACTATACCTTCCCGTAACATTTATTATTCTTCTATAAGCTTTAAAGCTTTTGATTTTAATGTGCCTATGAATTCTAGCTACCCAGAAAGCACAAGTTGGTCAATAAACTTTTATTGCGATTCAGAATATATTTTAAGAGATGTACTTGAATCTTGGAGTCGTAAAACTTTTGACGAACATAAACATATTAACACCACGGCTCTTTCAGATGTAGAGTTTGTTTTATTAGACGGGTATTTAAGAGAAACAAGAAACTACAAACTTGTAGGATGCTATCCAACCCAAATAGGTTCAATGGCGTACTCAGTAGGCAACGCTGGAGAGCTAGCAACTTGTAACGTCAATATGGCCTTTCAATACGTTATTTCAGATAATTCTATATAGTTAGCAATAAGTATATAAAAACATGGCAATCAATCAAACAATTCAGGATTTTTATCAACAAGCCAGTACTCGCAACTTTGCGAGAGATTTTCAATTAAGAATAACCAGCTTTATTGTCAATGGTATAGATCAAATTAGAGATGAAGATTTAGTATTTTTAAAGACAGCTCAATTACCAGGAAAAAGTATTTCCGTACAAACTGCTCCTTTTATGGGGTTAAATTTTAACGTTCCCGGCGCTGTTCAATTTGATGGTACTAATAGTTGGGCTGTTGCATTTTATTGCACCCAAGATTACAATCTCAGAAAATTACTAGAGTATTCTATGGGTGATACTTTTGATCAAGAATCCTCTACAGGCAACATGGAGCCACGTAGTTTACAACAATCAAAAATTGTAGTTGCTTTATTAGATGATAAACTAAACCCGATACGTTCTTATGAATTACTAGGGTGTTTTGTAAGCAACGTTGGACCTATTTCGTTTAATACTACCGGTGGTGGCGCCATACAAGAAGTAACTGCTAATATAGCATATCAATATTGGGTTGCAGAAGATCTAGGCGGGGGTCAAGGTGTTGCTCGTGGTATTAGAACTACAGGAGAAACAGTGCGTGGCATAGGCGGTGTAATTTCCGGTGTGGGTGGCACTATTGGTCGAATTGGATCTATACTCGGTCAAATCGGTGGTATATTTGGCCCTAGACGTTAATATATGCAATTACTCGGGCCTAAAGCTAATGCTGATTCCCCTGAATCTGATCTAACATTATTTCAGCAGTTTCTTACCGATCCGAGCACAAGTATTCCAGTAAATTCAAACTTTATTGTTTTTATTGAAACGTTTCCTAATGGCCTCAAAGCTTTTACAGATTCTCAAATTAGTCAGTTTGAACCTAATAAATGGGTAGTAACAAATACAGGAGAAAAATTAACAGCTCAAATACAAAGCCCTGCTTATAATGGTAAATGTTTTTTTGTAAACGGAATAACTTTACCTAACGAATCAATAGGCTCCAAAAGAGTTGGTTTAGCAGAAGAATTTGCAGATTTAGCAGGTGGTATTCTTTCAGGGGTAGTAAGCACGTCTCGTGCAAGCAAAGGACCGCTCAAAGCTACTTTTCTTGAAACTACAGATTCATTTATCGATTCGGTATTAAGACCGTGGGTTGTAGCAGTTTCTCATTACGGTCTATTCGCCCGGGATGTTAATTCAGCCTATAATGTTAAGACTAATATAAAAGTAGCTATGTATAATAGCCGTACTAACAAGAGAGAAGTACAGCGTAAAGTGTATACTTTTTTTGATTGTGCTCCTACATCTTTTGACGCAGAATCTCTTACTTGGGGTCGTGCTGATACTAAAACAGTAGCTACTGAATGGGTGTATAATTATTATACAATAGAAACTGGTACTAGTAGCGAACAGACTAATACCGCGGCTGCTGCATCAATTGCTAGTGTAACTAGAAATTTACGGGCAGCTACTAACACTTTACCAAGTTTTACTTCCACCGGTAGTCTAATACCTTCTAACACCTCTTTACCTGGAATACCAGGTATAAGACCTCCAAGGGTATAAGTAGAGGTTTTTTATATACTAGTAAGTAGCTTGAATGGGGTTTACTTACAGCGTAAAATTACCTGGATTTAATAAGCTAGTCTGGGCAAAAGAAATAAATTCAAAGGACTATAGAGATTTAGTTAAATCCCTTTATAACAACGACAGTTCTTCGTTTATACAGCATTCAAATTACGTAGTAGAACAAATAGTACCAGGGATACTTCAAGAAGGACTTAATGTTGTAGACAAACTTATATTATTAGTAAATGCTCGAGCTGTAAGTGTTAATCCGGATTTAAAAGTTAATGCCGTTTGTAAAGAAACAGAAAAGGAATTTCAATATACAATTAAACTTGATACTGTTTTTGATAAGCTTAGCGAAATACAGTACAGTAATACTACTACGTACGGAAACATAGAAGTTGCTCATTCTATAGTTAAAGCAAAAGATGAAAAATACTTTTTAACAGATAATGCAGAAGTTCTATACATCTATCAATTAGCATCTAGTGTAGACCAAATAACAATTAAAGATAAAATCTTAAAATTTAATCAAATTGAATTCGAGGAACGGTGTAAACTAATAGAAAATTTACCGGCGGAAATTAATAATAAAATTATTAAAAAACTTTACGATACTGAGTTAACTTTAACTCAAAATAAACTACTGTTTATAGAATCCCCATACAGTAAAATTCCAGCAGTAGATATACCACTTTCAACCGATATTGGTATACTACTTCATGTTAATAAATTACTTTTTACAGATGATTTAAATAATTTTTATAAACTTGTTTATAATTTAATTTCAAAATTAAACTTT